TGTGTTTGAAACAACAACATCTAATTTTTTATTTTGATCCTTTAATTGATCAACAACATCTTTTGTGAAATCTGCCATTTGACTATCCTATTTTTTACCTCTTGGTAGTGTTGAGCCAGGTTTACCAAGATATAAACCAAAGAACGCAGCACCAGCACCTACGATGGTGGATATGAACATTGCCTGTGAATTAGTGGGATCAGATAAATCCATAAACCAATTTACTGATGCATAAAATGCCCAACAATATGCAAGCATAACAAGTCTAGGAATGATACGAAATTTATCCAACATTCCTGCTGTCTTGTTATACCAAGTAGGTTCTTCGTCTGGATGACTAGGAACAATATCAGACTTTTGTAGTTCATATTCTTTTTTAGTTTCTACAACTTTTACTGGTTTATCTGACATTTTGTCTCCGTTTTTCTCTATTTCTGGTTTTTTTTTCTTCTGCAAGGTATTTTAATAATAATCCAATATATATTTCCCTTTCCCACGGCATCATATTTTCTAATTCAGTCAAACTATAATTATGATGTTGCATCATTCCAAAGTTTGTTTCAAAGTAGTTCTTTAAAGTATCATGAGAAAGGGCTACTCGAAAAAATTTTGCAGACCCTCAATTAAAACTTCACCTCTCTTTTTCGTTTTTGGGTTTTTTACTTTAATTATATGTTGTAATTTGGGCATAGTTTCAAAAAATTTACTTACTTTTTCAAACTGTTTTGTTGACATACTTTCAATAAAATTATCTAATTCTTTTGATGACATATCAACTCTATGATAAACATCTTCATCATCATGAATTTCATGTATACATCTTTTAATCATATCAAAAGTAGCTTCAGCTTGTCCTTTAGAACTAAATCCTTCTACATCAGACAGACATGGATATTTCATAATAATAGAAATATTATCTGTTATTTTAACAATATTAGTATGATCAACATTCATTTGTATATCAACATCTTCTAAATTAACTTCTACATCAATACGAGTTTTTTCATCATCAGGACATAATACATTGAGTTTAATTTTTTCTCCAACAGATTTGCCTCTTAATCGTAAAAAAACATATTCAATATCGAACATGGGCATTTTATATGGGTCAATTTTTCCGAATGTACAATCAGTAATTATATTGGCAAATGTATTTTCAATTAATTTGGTATCTTCTGATTCTTGAGCAATCATCAGATTTTTCTGTTCCTTTACTAGAAATGGTCTATATTTAATTGTTTCACCAGTGGAAGGTAAATTTAATTCATAGTTTAAATTATTTAGTTTTGGTAATGCCATAATTTTTCATCCTTTATTATATATTTAACACTCTTGGTGTATTGCGAGTAATATTTCGTGTCACTGTATTTGTCACAGTTTCAAAAACTTTATTTCCTAAACTTGGTGGAGTTCTTTCAATATCTAAAGTATCCCAATATCTAAAAGCAAAACTTACAGAAGTTTTTATAATTTCATTATTGGTAGCTTGACTTAAATCTGTTCCAGTAATTGTTTTGGGAAAAGCTTCATGAAGTCTAAGTCCAAAACGTCTTTGATCTTTTCTATCTAATAAATATATATCAACTATACTTACATAATCATTGTAATAACCAATGTCCCAAGTTGTAGGGTCAAATGCTTGTTGTTGCCATTCTTCAAAAAATACTCTTTCATTTAATCCAGAACTTGCTTGAAAAACCATAGTTATGTCTTCTGCATAAGTAACACCATCAACGATTTCTCTGGTTGGGCCGTAAATATTGGAATCTGTAAGTGTATTTAAATTTCGGCCAGGAAGAGATACAGATTCACATCTTAATGAAATAGAACGAACATCTGATCCTCTTTCAGAACCATGAGAAGGATTCGTTATTGTTCCTTCACTTCTTTTTGGGGGTGATGTAATTATTACTTCAAATCTATTTGGTACTGCATATCCATCTTCTGAATGAAATGTAGAAATTATATCGTTTAGAACACCAAATGCAGTTGCTTCTACAAAACTAGCCATTAAATCATTCTCCTAGATTCTTTCCAAACTTCTTCTGAAGAAGCTTTCTTGAATCGTTGTACAGGTAGTAGTACCGCAATTGTCCATTCATCTGCATCAATTCTGCGAAATTGTGATCTAGTATACCCTGATAGATATTTATGTATAGTTGGTCGAATTAACCTGATGCTTTTCAATTTATTATAATCTACTACCATTCTTGTTGTTATTTCTTCAAATTTTGCTGAATTGGTATAATCCACTAATTTATCAAGAAGTTTTACACGCAATGGTATAGGAAGATAGTGCATGTTTAATCCTAAGAATCCATCATTATATGTTTCTAGTGGTAGTACAAGAGGAAATGTATCGTAATAAGGAAGAGTTTTTGCATGTTTAGGAGCGTAAATAAACATGTTCAATTTACCATAAAAGGGTCTTTTATTCTTCTTACCATCTCGTATTAAATCCAAAGCACCAGGCTTTCCAAACTCTTTGATTTTATCTATATACCATTGAGTTGATCTTGGACGCCCTTTAGTTTCATCTTTAACCGCTTGTATAAATTTTGATACAGCCATATAATTATTTATAATATAATGTCAAGATGATCCTCTGTTAGTATCTTAAATTCCATATCATTATTATTACACCATTCAGTTGCATATCTCCATTTGGCTTCATTGATGCCCCATGTTTTAACTTCATTAAACCACTTTTTGGTTTTTCTTTTTGGTTTTGTTGATGGTGGAGAACATTGTTTTTTGGGTTTTACTTCTATAATTAATTTTTTAATGGAACCATCATGCCGTTTTATTTTAATATAAAAATCTGGAAAGTATCTATGTATTCTACCATCCCAAGGAGATAAATAGGGTATAATGATTTCTTCACTGCCCCATTCAATAACAGATTTGTTGGTATCGCAATATATCATAAATTTTCGTTCCCATAGAGAACGGTAAATGATCCTTTGTGGATCACCTTTATATTTTTTGGGCTTTTTTACTATGTATCTACCAGAGTAAGACATGACTTATAAATAATATATATGGGGATATAAAAATATGGCAATTGTAGATGGTGTAAAAAATGTAGTTGCAGCTAATATTGCAGCTGCTCAAAATAAGTCTATTAGTAGTAATTTAAAACGAGTTACTGGTAATCTCTTTGGTGGAGATTTGCGTCCAGACCGTGGAAGTCTTGGTGGGCCTCCAGTACCAAGGAAATCTCCTGGCAAATATACTACAAAAAATTTAGCTTATCCAGAAGGTGTAGAAAATGACCCAACTCAGGGTCATTATATTATTTTTGAAATCTTAGCACAAAATCCAGGCAAACTGGAAGCTTTTAAACGTAAACAAAAAGCATCTGCATTTGGAGAAGGAATGACACTAGAGCAACTTAATGCGATTGCAAATAGAAATAATGTTGATGGGGCTCCTAATGAAAATACTATAACTGATAGTAAACCAAAAAATTCTTCTATTCAATTGAAGAAAAACAGTACAACACGATTGGATACTGCAATTTCTCTTTATATGCCTCCTTCTGTTCAAGTTCAATATAGTGTAAAATATGGAAATCAAGAAATAGGAGCGGTAGCAGAAACTATTGGTGCAGCAACTTTAGGTGCTATACAGGCTTTTCAAGGCAAACAAGGTGGATGGTGGGATAAGACAATGGCAGCAGGAGAGGGAGCGGTGAGTCCATTATGGGAAGGTGCTAAGGCATCTGCGGCACAGTTTGGTATGAAGAAGGTTGCTGGGTGGGTTCAAGGTGGGGATGCTTTAATTGCAATAGAAAGAGGAATAGTTATTACTCCAAGAATGGAATTGATGTTTGAAGGAATGGATCGTAGGTCATTTAGTTATGAATTTACATTTATACCTAAGAGTGAAAAAGAAGCTGAAATTGTTGAAGAAATTGTAAAGATGTTTAAAATTCATATGATGCCAGATTTTGCAAATGGTTTTGGGTCAGCTGCTGGTGTTGATGGTGTGCGAGAAATGACAATACCTGATCATTTTAATATAAGATATATGTATAAGGGAGAAATAAATACCCATTTAAATTTAATTTCAACATGTGCTCTTCAAAATATGAGTGTAGATTATGGTGCAGAAAGATTTACTGCATATGCTGGAGGTCGCCCGCAAACAACTAAAATATCATTAAGTTTTACTGAATTTAATATTATGAGCAAACAACACATTAAAGAAGGACATTAATTATGTATTTTGCAAATTTTCCTATCGTTCTATATGATTCTGTTGGAAAAGGTAATTTTAAATTTGTAACAAATTTATTACGCCGTGTAGGTTTGCGAACTAAGGTTAAAAGTAACGTATTACTATTTGATACTTATGATATTAATAGTGGTGAATCTCCAGAAGAAATTGCTGATAAATTATATGATAATCCAGAACTTCATTGGGTGATTTTAATGGTAAATGATATAACAGATAGATATCATCAATGGCCACTAAATGAAAACCAATTTCAAGCACATATCAATGATAAGTATGATAATATTGATGCAGTACATCATTATGAAATAACACAAACCTCTGGTGATACTACCATTAAAATTGATATTGGCACAGTTAATACAGATTATCCTTCTGCTACTGCTATCACTAATTATGAATATGAAGTAACTAAAGAAGATGAGAAAAGACAAATTAGATTACTTGATCCAAGATATCTTGGTGCTTTTATAGAAGAGTTTGAATTATTGATGGGGGAAGATTTTTCATAATGGCTGGTAGTTTACAACATGCGGGTGAATTTAAGATTGAAAAGTGTGAACTTATTACTTCTACTGGTATGTTCATTGATCTTAAAGCAACAGTTATGGGATTAACTCTTTTTGAAGATATATCTTCATTAACAATTAATGGTATAATTGTTGTGTCCGATCCAGTAAATATGGTATCTCATGGCCCTATTATTGGTCAAGAATATCTTTATCTTAAAATTCGTACTCCATCTTTTAAAGATAAGTCTGGAATTATAGATTTTTCTGAAAATGTATTTTTAGTACATTCTATAGCTGCTAGAGAAAAGATAAAAAATCATATTCAAGTATACTCATTAAATTTTGTAAGTCAGGAATTGGTAAAGAACCAAAGACTTAAAGTTATGCAAAGTTTAACCGCAAGTTGGTCTGATATTGTTAAAAAAATGTTAACAGATACAACCTATTTGGACACTAAAAAAGATATAGTTATAGAACCAAGTGCTGGTGTAAAGAAATTTGTCTCTCCAAATATTAGACCTTTAGATGTTATCAAATTAGCTGCAAAACAGGCTGTTTCCACATTTGAAGGACAATCTACATATCTATTTTATGAAACATTGAAGGGATTTAACTTTAGAACTCTTGCTAGTCTTTATAATGTAGGGCCACAAATAGAATATACTACATTTGTTCCTGGCACAAATGTAGATGAAGCTGGATATGTAGATGTATTAAAAGATTTATCAACAATTCTTAATTATAGTATAATTTCAAATAATGATAATATTGTAAATTATAGAGGTGGAATGTATGGTTCAGAACTTATAGTACACAATATTATTGGTAAAAATTATACAACTGATGTATATAATTATCATGATAATTTTGAAAAAGAACATCATATTGTTAGTGGAGTTACAGCAGGAAATCCTGAGTATCCACTTGCAAGTAGTCTTAATGTTAATGAAAAGAAACAGAGAATTTCTGATTTTCATGCTAGAACATTTTTAATGCCAACATCTAGGACTGCTGAAAATGATGCTCAACATAATACAGATATTAATAATAATCCTTATTTACGATATGATCCAGAAAATTGGGTTCAATTAAGAAATTCTCAAATGATACAATTAGAGAATGCTTTTAATATAAACATTGAAGTTCATGGAAATACGTTGATAAATGTTGGAGATGTAGTAACAGTAAATCTTCCATATACTGGTGTTGTTAAAGGGGATAGTCATGTTGATAAAATTTATCAGGGTCCATTTCTAATTAAAACGATTAGACATGACTTTAATGTATTAACTCAACCAACGCAACATACAATGTATATGAATTTAGTGAAAGATTCTTTAGAAGAAGAAATGTTTGCACCTGATGATAATTACGAACCACAAGATAAAGAGAGTGGTATTATTGAAGAATATGAATATATTAGTTAATAAGGAGAATGCCTATCAAAAAAACTCTAATTCAATATCCAAATAAATCAAATCTGAAAAGGAAACCAAAAACAATGGCTAAAACTAAGAATAGATTTAATAAAATGAATTTCCAAAAACAGTCTCGTGCCAAAGCATTTGAATATAAACCACTTTCTGATAATGATAAATATATTATACGATTAGCAGGATATAGAAAAGAGTTACAAAACAGGAAAACTAATGAAGACATTTCACGAATTACAAGAGGGAGTTTATGATCCCAACATAACGAGTGAAGGGCATACTTCGTAAAAAGGTGCAGAATACCAGAGCTAAGAACTGGATAGCTATGGAACTTGCTAAGAAAAAACGATAAAAAACGATAAAAAATGAACTTTTTTATTAAGTCCTTGATAAACAAGGACTTTTTTTTGTCAATTTTTCTTGACAAATCTTATTTTGTATGGTATAGTAGTTACATAATTTTGATACGCATGGGGGTTGGTGGCCCCAAACCTAGGGCAGAAGCTCCGTAGTGAAGAAAACGTAGTAGCACGCTGCCCATCTTTCTTTGCAAAGGATATAGAAATAAGAGTCTCCATCGTCTAGTCTGGTTAGGACTTCGGTTTTTCACGCCGACAACGTGGGTTCAAATCCCGCTGGAGACACCAAATTAAGTAAAATAACTCTTGACAAATCTTATTTTGTATAGTATAATAGTTACATAATCGAAAGAGAGGAAAAAGAAATGAGTAATCTAAATAATGATGTATTGATGGAAAATCTCTATGAGGAAGCTCTTGAGATGGGACTTTCTGAAGAAGTCGCTGAAGAGTGGGATTTAGAGAAGTTTGAAAACACTCCAACACCTTTTGGATAGAGGATATAGTTATGAAGAAATATAAGAATCGGGGAAATGATTTGGGTGGACTTTCTATGAAAGACTTTAAACTATATCAGAAAATCTATTATGCTGGACGTTCTAAAAAAGATCTTCTGGATGTAGTTGAGACTGTTCCTTTGAATTATGCATACGATCTTACTGATGACGTACCTTCGCCTGAAGATAATGTATTTACTTCAGAACTCAAGAATACTATAAAAGATGGAATGTTGACTCTAAATCCTACAGAAGAAAGAGTATTACGAATGCGGTTCGGAATTGGCATGAACACAGACCACACTTTGGAAGAGGTGGGACAGCAATTCTCAGTAACCCGAGAACGCATTGGCCAAATTCAATATAATGCATTGCAGAAAATGAAACATAAACTTGTGTCTTTTGTTGATGCAACTTAAACTAACTGTTGACAAATCCTAATGATTAGAAGAATATCAGAAGAGTTTGATAGAGGCCCAACAGAAGTATCAGGAGAATCTTGGGATAGTTATCTGGTAAGAAAAGAGCGTGAAAAAAGATGGGAACAACTTTGTGAGTGTATTTTATCAGAACAAGTTCCACGAGAGAAGATAATTGAGTTATTTGATAAAAACCCTGGCTTTAAAGAACATTTTATAAAAGTTACAAAATAATTAAATTAACTGTTGACAAACCTTCTTGAGTATGGTACTATTAGATATAATCAAGAGAGAGAAAAAGGAAGCGTATTATGAAATTATACAATTTGATTGCAACTGGTAAGAGTTCTTTGGACGATGTAACGCCTATGGAACTCTGGAATTGTGGAAATTACAAGTATGAGATAACAGCTTGGATGAATAAGAACTTCACCGAAATTGAAGTGTTGGATACCTCATATGAGAATGCCCTAGAAAAATTTAGGATGATGGTTAATACAGTC